TATCCACAAGAGAACCCGGTTCAGCGTGGACAATTCCCGTGATGTAAAGAGTGGGTGTATAGAAGGAAAAAGTAGGTGTTGCGCCCAAAAATTGGTTTGGAAATACCTTGATAGTTCCGAAGGTTTCAGGTGATCGATCGGCAATGGCAATGGCCTTCATTAACACAGTGTCGTTTGCCGCCACAGGACCTCGTTTTCCGTAGATAACTGAAAGGTCCATTTCAGAATAAATAATTGGGTATGGAGATACAAACCATTCGATAATGACACCCGTAGGCGAATCGGTTTGAATGATTGCATCTTGGAAAATATCCATTTGCACTATCCGATGGAGCATCATGGGTTTGAGGTTTATTTTCTTTTGAACTATGCCAATGTTCAGACCGTCAAGGTCAACCCTTTGCATTTCAATTGATTCCCGAATCTCTGATAGCACCATTCACTTTTTCCCTCCTTTTTTTCGTCGTGGTTTTTTTGTCCCGTTTGCCTTGTGATATGCTGCACTCATCGACTTTAAATTAAGCAGGCCTTTTTTGGCTCCGCTTTTGTATTTGATTTGATTTGATGGTTTTTTGCAGTAACGATTCCACTTAGTCAATTTGCGTTTCTTCTTCGGTGACCGATCGATAACAGAGGTGTCCATCCCCGACACGGTTGCGTTTGCTTGCATGGCATCAGTGGGTTGGACTTGGGTTAAGACTTCACCTTCTTTGATGTAAATGGTAAAGGCCGGCGTTCCGTTAAGGAGGTATGCTTGGTAAGCAGGGATGGCAATCATATCGATGGGGAAGACGGTTTCTTGGTCACCAAGAATAAAACCTCCAATGGCCCCAAGAGTAGCACCAACAGCAGTTCCGCCAAGTGGTACGACAGAACCAAATTTCGCCCCCGTCATAGCACCCCTCGATGCTGAAGTTAATCGCTCGGATAACTCTTGAGGGTCATCAAGATTAATCGGGCGGGAGTAGTAATTCCCGTGTTCATCAGTAGGCAAATCGATCACCCTCACAGGTCTTGAGCCTGAGTGAGCATCTCGGTCATGTCGCCTTCTGAAAGTTTGACCGGTTCACCAATAACCATGATGTCAATTTCAAGGGTAATGTTAGAAAACGTCGTGCAATCGTTAGCACAGACTCCGACCAAAAGGTCACTAACAACATTGTATCCTTCAGGGTGAAGGTCAGGTGTTCCAAAGAGAACCCATTGGTTTGCGAAGTTCTCATCAGCTGCACCACCGTTGTCACGGACTGAAGTTAATTCGAACACGCTGATAACATCAGGTGAAGCAATGCCGACATCATACGCATTCTCGTATGCTGTGGTTGTGGTGAAAATCTTGAGGGAAGCAAACGATTCGGAACCCAAAGACATCAACGGATTGAACACGCCTGTAACGCCTGAAGCGGTAGGGTCACGAATTTGATAACGAACTTCCTTGATTGCCATTCCTTCTCGCTTCACAACATTTACGAAGTCGGAAAGGTCAACACGGCCATAAACAAGGGCTGTGTCGCCTGATGCACTCACATCAAATTGTAGTCTATCTCTTAAAATCAAATCTCGGGAAGCCTTAGCCATGCCCTAACGATCGGTCACAGGCCTATAAATCACACATGAGAGGTACATTCAGCCTCGGATTCAATCTTCTCGGCGAAGCCGAACTAAAGCACGCCATAGTTACTCTCCCCGACACACCCACCCCATCCGAACAAGCCACCGCATTTAGAGCCATCCCAATGCACCGCAGGTTTTTTTTGAATTCCACACCTACCTCTTATGTATGAAATTAGATTTAGGGTGGGATATGGGAAGACAGAAAACCCTCTGGATTGATGAAGATTGCTGGAAGAAGTTAGAGAGCATGGAAGGTGATTCCATCTAGGCAAAGGTGCGCAAATGTATCGTGGAACACGATGTAGCAGACGGCGCACGAGTCGATGCTCTGAGAATGCAAATAGCACGCCTCAACACTGAGATTCAAAAGTTGAATGCAAAGCGAACAAGGAGGACAATGGAATGAAAGTCTTCATCGACTTATTCAGTGGTCTTGGCGGCGCATCAGTCGCCTTCGATCGGTCACCTGATTGGTGCGTGCTCAAGTTCGATAACAACCCGATTTTAGTTGAACACAATCGGGGGCTGCACTTGCTCGACCTTTCAGACCTTGACACATCTTTACACACTATTCGTTTCATGCTCCATGAGATTAATGAACGATATTGTGGGATTCATAAATTGGTGATTTGGGCATCACCACCATGTAACGAATTCTCTTTTGCCAATGCCAACCGGCCTGAAAGACCATCGACGGTTTTGATCGAAAACGCTTTTGAGATTATACAACAATTGGACCCAGATTTTTGGTTGATTGAGAACGTTCACGGGGCAAAAGAAACGTTCACCGAGATTTTGGACCGTTCTGTATCTCAGGAAATCGGACCAATTGTTCTATGGGGACACTTTCCTTTGATTCCTATTCGAACACGGGACACATGGAAGCATCGAAAGTTAGAGGCAAAGGGAAGCCGTGCGCTTCGTCCTAACAATCGTGCGCTGATTCCTGAACCGGTTAGTGAAGGCTTGTTTGATGCGATCGAGCACCAGCAAACCTTATTCGATTATTGATAATTATTAATTTAGACCCCCTGGTCCTATTAATTTTTTTTCGATCAAAAAAGCGTAGCGATTTGTGGGAATTGAAGCAGTACGATGAGATAAAGCAACCTTTCGCACCAAACGATTCGCTCGTTTTGCTCCTTGTCAATGGGCGCAACAGGGACGGTCATGGTGCAGCTTCCTTAGAACATCAGGGTGTTGCCATTGTCTGCCAATTTGCGTGGTGGTTGTTGAGCACGGATTGGACCGGACTGTAGACCACGATTCAAACCGAACCTCAGCCAATCAGGGATATTGCCAAGAACTGCATCATCTACACCAAATGCTTCATCGAAGGATGCCATCGTTCGAGCACCCTTCACATAACTACGCAAAGTAGCAGTGTTCAGCATTGCTTCGGATTGGTCGGCTGAATAGTTCAACCAAAAGTTGCGAGCGGTAGTTCCACTCAACATCCTCTCAGGTCGGACTCCTCCGAACTTCCATGATGGGAAGATTTGACCTACATTAGATGCCTGTGGAATTGTTCGACCCTGTTGCACTAAATTCATACCTTGCGCAACTGAACGTTCCCGAATCATTCCCAAACCGTAGGAAGTAGGATTTGCCTTCTTATCATCACTTGCGATATAGAAAGAATAGGCAAGATTATCCACAAGAGAACCCGGTTCAGCGTGGACAATTCCCGTGATGTAAAGAGTGGGTGTATAGAAGGAAAAAGTAGGTGTTGCGCCCAAAAATTGGTTTGGAAATACCTTGATAGTTCCGAAGG